CATTAACAACTATTTTTGCAACGCAGCAAACTGGTTCTGTTGTTCCCGCAACTTCTAATATTCCAGTTGCTAGTATTAGCGCATTTGCTGTTGGTGACTTGGTTGCTATATTTGATGGAACAACTTTGACAACCTCTAAGTTTGAGATTATTAGAATTACGGATGCTCCATTTACAAATGCAACTGGAAACTTCTTACCAACATCTTCAAATGCTACTTATCAATCTGGCGGTAGGGCACAAGAAACTACAACCGCTCAAAACTGGAGTAGTGGTGCAGTTGTTGTTAAGATTAGAAAGGATACAAGAACCACTACTCTCTCAGAAGCAATACCAGCAACTGGTAGAATTCAAGTAGAGGCTCCAAATACTAATCCAAATAAGATTAGATTGAGATTGGTTAATGGTGATTTAGTTGCAGAAAAACTTGATTACGAACAACTAATCAGAATTGATAATGAATTTTTCTATCCAGATAGTAAGAATGGACAAAATGATCCTACTTATGGAGTAAGATTACCAAAATCATATCGTGATCCTAATACATCACTTATTGAAAGATTTTTTGGCGGTGGAGATCTAACATCGCATGGTAATCTAACAGTTACTAGTGGCAACCTTAGAATGTATGGTTCTGATGGTAAAACACTTATCTTTAACGTCGCAAACGACGATGGGCACCCTGGTGATGGAGCAATTCTTGACGAAGAAACTGGTAAGAACGGCATGTACTTGAATGGATTTGCCAATATCTTTGGAAACCTTCAAGTCTACAACCAACAATGTCAAGAAAATGGAGTATGTAATAATAAACTAGTATTTAAAGTCGAAAGACTATCTGGATCTGTTGAAATGGGCAATTCCCTGTATATTCAGGGTCAAGTATTTGCAACAGAATCTGCTTCTACCAAGATTCTTCATATTGACAATCTTGGCAGTGCTGGATCTGCAGTAACTGGTCCAAAAGATTTTATCATGTATCAAGATGGGTCAGTTGATGCATTTGGTATTACTCAATACTTTACTGCAAATGGCGGTAGAAGATGGACATATGTTGCAGCATCTGCAACTGGAATTGGTCAAACAATTGGTAATCCGCTGCAACCAAACAATAACTATCTGTTGAATCTATCGACTGGTGGTAACATGGTTCTTTACTTACCAAGCAACGCTGTAACTGGTGATATTATTAGATTTGTTGAACTATCTGGAAATCTAAGCTATAATACAAATCTTGTTATTAGATCACTAAAGATTAATAATACAGCAGTGCCAATTCAGGGAGACTCTACTGGCACAAAACTGGTTGCTGGATCTGGAAGTACTCTTCTACCAACAGCATATGACAGTGGAGAATTGATCATTCAAACAAGAAATGCAGCATTTGGTCTTCTATATGTCGGCAATACAGATGCTCCTAACGATCCTAATGCATCCGAAATTCCTAGCAACTTACGTGGTTGGTGGTTAGTAGAACTCTAATCTTATGGCACAAACATACGGTCAAATCAAAAAGATGAAGACCGCCAAAATTGGCACAATTATGCCATGGGCGGGGGATGGTAACGAGGGAACATTACTTTCTAATATTCCTAGAGGGTGGATTCTATGTGATGGTAGAGTATACCAAGCATTTAGATATCCTCTCCTTACATCACTTCTTGGGAATAGTTATGGCGGAACAAACATAACTGGTTCTTTTCCTCATTATTCTGGAACAATTAAAATTCCAAATTTAACTGGAAGAGTGATGATGGACTTAGAACCATCGATGCTTTTTGATTCTAAGTATAATGCTGGACAAACGGATGCGTACCAGAAACTAAGTGATGCTGCTGGAGCACCTTTAGTGGTTGATGATGGATTGACAAAATCAATTCCAACCTTAATATCTGCTGATACTAATTTAGTATTTACAATTACTTCTGATTTGGTATTTGTTGGCAAGATGACTGGCGGAACTGGTCAAACCAACATTACAATTAGTAATCCATCTTTTACTGCTACGATATTCACAATTGGTAGAAAGTTGGGTATTAATCACACTCCATCACACACTCACCCTGGTGATTATTCCACTGCTCTTGGTGGTAATTCTGGTCCACAACTTTTTGCACCAGCTAACTTCCAAGTTGGTGGTAGTGGTGGTGCTCAGGCAAACTGTCAAGCAAAGAGTTGGTATCAAGCATTCTTGAGCGACCCAGCAAATTCTCCTACTTGGTGTAATGGTGCTGGATCTATTACATATTATGATGATACTACATTGATTATTACTGAGCAATTTAATGAATTTATTAGCACTGCACAAAAAGATTTAACACAAATTCCACCATCAACTGTTGGAGATGTAATTTATGAATCTCCAAGTGCGTTCACTTCTAGTTTTACTGCAAAACCAAAAACAACTCATGCTATGAAAGCATGGACTGGTTATTTTCCAAGACCGATGGAATTTAACGGCAGAAGAAACTTTTTTGGATATAATACAGCATTTACTGGTCCAACTGGTATCCAAGATGATCCAGAATATCGACCAAAATTTACTCTTGCCTTAACTATAGTAGCAAACGCTACTACAGTTACAATTCCAGCTGGAACAAATATTGGAACTGATTTTAACAACGTTAGACCATTCCAGTTTATTTCATCTCCACTTACCAATCCTGTTTATATTTCCCCAGGAACACAGATTCTAAGTATTGAAAGAAGTGGCACTACAACAGCAAATTACTCTTATGTTCTAGAATTAAGTCAGAACGTTGGTGGTGTTGGAACTCAATCGGTAACAGTCTCATTCCGAGATGGTACATATCCAACATCGATGAATACTGTTCCTGCTGGTCAAGATCCTGCAGGAAATACATGGGGTCAGCACAATCACGGAACATTTGAAATTACCATGGGTGCTGGATTAAAAGGACCAACAACACACCCCGTAAATGATGTCAGCAAGGGAGATGTTAACCCGTTGCCTATTAACGGAGCACTAAATATATTAGCAAATATTGCTTGCGCTTCGCAAAATATTGTGTATATTATTAGGGCATTCTAATGGCAGTTCATTACACAAGAGAAAGAAGTAAATATGGTACTTTAACTGGCAGTATCATTATCTGGCCAGTTGAAGTTGCTTCTGCTGGTAATCCTAATAACGAAGAAAATAAACAGGTTTTGCCAGCAGGTTATTTGAGATGCGATGGTGCAAAGTATAATGCAAATGACTATCCACAACTTGCTGAAGTTTGTGGAACTGGCACAAATTGTAAGTTTTTAAAATTTGATGAAAATGATGATCCATTGACTACTCTTGGAGCAGATGAATTTGTTGTTCCAGATTTAGGATCAAAATATCCAAGGCCAGTTTCTGGTGGTGACGCAGGTACGTTTAATAATATTCTTACAGAAAATCAGAGCGGCAATTTCATTAGAAGATCTGGTATTGGTGTTGAAGTAACGTCAAACGTTGGTACGCTTGCTGAAGTCACATACAGTGGAAAATTTATTGTTCCTGGGCAAGTTATTCCACTAAAGGGTAAACCATCTTGGACATGGGGTACGGAAGGATATACTGACAGTGAAGCAGTTGATGCTGCACAAATTCACCCACATATGCACTTTTCTAGTACAAGTAGGGTTAGAATTAAACCAAAATCAGCAGCTACTGGTGGTGTAATTCCACTTGATGATATTTTTAAAGATGCAAATGATTCTTCTTTAAATTCTAGTTACAGCGGAACAGCATTTGTTGGATATGGAAGTGGGCAAGGAGAATATGGTGGATTTACTAGTCCTGGATTTGGCAGTGGATATGTAGCTTTTGGTGGAACTAATTTTGGTACTTTTCAACAAACAAGACAGTGGACTGTTACTGTAACTAATCCTGGATATAGTCTTCTCGCTGTTACTTCTATTTCTGGTAATGATTCTAATGGTGGAGAAAGACCAAATAACTTTAACGAGGGTATCTACATTATTTGGCCAGATAATTCGCAATCTAGTAGTCCTCTTTTACCAGCAAGGCAAGAATCTGGATTGAGTGGATCTGCATTTGATGCACAATACGCTAGTTGGTTAACACAAACAATTCCCATTCCAGAAGCGTATAAAAATGGAACTTTTACAATTAAATTTAAACAAGTAGTTCAATATACTGGTGGCAGTACAGAAGGTGGATTTGACAATTCTGGAGATGAGCAGCAAAATACTCCATATGCACCAAACGGATATGACATGTATGGAATTGCCAGAGTTGGATTTTCTGGTGGATATGTAGAAGATACAACGTTGACTGGTGGTGAAAATGACCTGCCAAGTGGAATAAACTACTTTAGGACAGCATCGACAATTGATGTTAATGCGTGGTTGAATGCTACAAAAGCAACTGGTCCAAGTAATAATTCTCCTGGAAGTGGACAACCAGCATGTTGGGCGATTGCTTCTGGAACGTTAGCAGGAACTCAAAAAAGTTCTCAGCAACTTCTTTCGCCAATCCCTGTTATTATCAATCAGGTCACACAAAGATGGGGATGGTGTGATAGTGGATGCTCTTTGAATAGTTTGAGATGTTATTGCTTATTAAATAATAGCGTTAACTATGAATTATCGCAAGATTGGTTTGGATTTACTGGAACTAGATATTCTAACAGCTTAGATTCTCTTGGACTGTGCACACCATTATCTGATGGAGTGGCATATAATGTGACAGGAAGTGCTCCAGCAACTTATCAGACAGGAAAATCTAGCGTTCCAGTTGATTGGAAAGGTATTTCTTTATCTGATGTTCTACCTTTGAGTTCTAATTTTAAGAATACAAATACTTCTCCTCAAGCAAGAAATGTTATGTCAGAAACTGAAGAGGTCGATATTGATGGAGACCCAACAATTCACAACCACAAGATTACTTTGGTTAGAGAAGCTCATAATTTTGAGATAGTAACTGATCCATTCTTGATTGAACCAGACAATCTAAATACTACATTACTACTGTCACCATCGACTGTTGCATCAATTGATTCTGCAACTGCTCCTTTTATTGTATTGGAATATTTAATAAAGATTTAAAATGCCAGCACAAAATCCTGTCTATAGAAATAAAAGACCAAATTACTACCAAGAAATTGGTCCAGATAGTGTTACTGTCGGAACTATTATTAATGTTTTTAAAGCAAAAGCAGCAAAAAATTCTTACGATTCTTCATTAGTTCCAGCATCAACACCAGTAAATGGAATTACTGCATATCAAAATATAAGTGGTGATGCTCAACCAGAAATTAACCCAGACTATCAGTACTATGGGTATCTTTACTGTGATGGTTCAGAATATAATATTAAAGATTATCCACTATTATATTCTATTATTGGAAATGAATATGGTGGTACTCCTGGACCTGGAATCGATCCATTAACTGTTTGGCAGAATTGGCCATCACAAAATATGGGAACATTCAAAGTTCCAGATTTGTTGGCAAAAAAAATTGTTGGATATGGTCCAGTTTATGGTAGTGGATCTCCAACAATTGCTAATATTGAAATGACTGTTGGACTTGATAGTGTTGGCGGTTATTGGTATTTTTCTAAAGATAATCAAAAAGGATATTTTGATTTAGGTAATGTAAAAACTACTGGTTATACTAATGTTATTGGAACAACTGGTGGTAGGTTACAAGGATCACAAATAGTTACAGTTACTCTAGAAGATAATGATTTAAACGGACCTGCACAGCATACTCACTTACTACTACACTCTGAAGCACCAAATACTCAAGGATTCCCAACTGGATCCACAGTTGATCCATATTTAAGTGGGTATACAAATAAAACGGCTAAGGTTCTTAGTTTCAGTCCAGCGGGTGGAACAAAACTAACACATAGTCATGCACTTTCTAAAAAAAAATTGAGTGGTGCTAATATTGCTACCTATGATTTGTTTAATTGGTCTGGTGGTGACTCTGGACCTGGAAGTATAAAATCAAACGGCGCATATTGGGCATCAGGTGCTAGTGGTTCGTTCCAAGATGTTACATATACACCAAATCCGACATTTAAAATTTTTACTAATGGATCACAAATTGGTGGAATTACAGTCATTGAAGGTGGTACTCCAGTTTATGACACAATAGAACAAGAATTTGTAAATCCTGGAATTCAAACATATAGTCTTCCATCGGGAACTACATTAATTGATATTACTTTATATGGTGCAGGAGGTTCTGGTGGGGTTTGGAAAACATCTGGAAATGATGGTGGATCATCATATATCAAACTGGGTGATGGTAGCGGTCTTACAATTACAGCTGGTGGTGGAACAAAGGGCATAGGAGGTACAGAATCTACTGCTTCTATTCCATACACAGAAACTGCAGGTCAAGGTGGAAATGGTGGAACAAATATTATTAGTGGAACTTACAGCAGTACAACATATTTTAGTATTTCAACTAATTTTACTGGTAATGATCCAGTAATCAAGGGTGGAAATGGAACTCAAGGTAAATTTTGGATCGCACAATATAGTACTCCTCCACAAAATTCATTTGGTCAATTAACTTGGGAAGGTGCGGCAGGAACATCTGGTGCTACTTATGGTGGTGGATCTAGAGGGAAATTCTTAGCAGTTGCATCAAATGCTATTGGAACTATCGTTGAAAGAACATATCCAAATACGGGAACATTTAATATTGCTGCTCAAGATGATACTAAGTGGAAAGTTTCTTCTGCTCAAGTTGAACTATGGGGAGCAAGAGGTGCAAATAATGGTAACTTTGGTCCATATTGTCCTACTGGTCTTGGCGGACCAGGAAAATATTTTCGAATTACTAAAAATGCAAATACTAGTGGTATAATTACTGGTGATTTTGGTTTGTACCCTGGGCAAGGTGGTGTTGCAGCATTTGGATCTGCAGCAGTTACATATGGTGCAGGAACAGGAGCTGGCGGGATTGGCGGTGATGGATATAGCAACAATGATGGTGGTGGAGGCGGTGCTGCGACTATCATGACAGGAACTGTCGCAGGCGGTGGCACAATTATCATGGCTGGTGCTGGAGCAGGTGGAGGCGGTGGTGGTTTTGGCGAAGGTCAGTGTGGAGATAATGGAATCGGAAGTTCTATTACTGATAGCGTACAAGCAACTACACAAACACTTTTTGCTGGACAAGGTGGCACTGGTGGTAACTACGGATGCACAGGTGGCGGTGGAGGTGGAGGTGGAGGTGGAGTTGGTCTCTCATCTCAATCTGGTGGTGCTCAAGGACCTGGCGAGGGCGGTGGTGCTGCTGGTGCTGGAGGTCCTGGCGGCGGCGGTGGTGGAACTGGAGGTCACGGTGGTGGATACGGTGGTTCTAGAGGAATTAGTAGTTTCCGAAGCGACTATTGGACACTTGTTTCTTCTGGAGATTCTGGTGAAACAAATGGTAGAATTAGAGGAGAAGTTACAGAAAATAGAAGTTACTGGACATCAGGTGCTGGCGGTGGCGGAGGAGGTGGTAGATTGGAAGGTACGATTACTTCCCAAGCTATTACTACTACAGCAGCGACATCTTTAGAAATTAAAGTGGGAACTGCTGGTTCTGGTGTTTCATCAAGTATTAGTAGAACAATCAATTCCGCAATTAATTGGACTGAAACTGCAAATACAGTTTCCAGTTCTGCTGGTAACAATGGTTATGCTAAGATTGTTGTTAAGAAATTAATGAATACAATTGGTGGCGGCAGTTCGACAACAACTGGTGATATTATTGTAAAAGCATCTTCTGGCATAACTGAAGTATCTGCTACTGGTAGTGGAGTTGGAACTGCTGGTGGATTTAAGTTACCAGTAACACAAGTACCAGTTATTCAAATTAGCGCACAAGGAGATCAACCAGGATCTGGTGCAACTGCAGTAGCAACTGTTGCTGGTAGTGTTGTTTCTGGTGTCACACTAACTAATGGTGGCACTGGTTATACTTCTGCACCAAAGGTTAGATTTTTACATGGTGCTGGTGGTGGAACAGTTGCAACAACAACTATCAATTCTAGTGGTCAAGTAAATGGTATTAGTGTAGTTGGCAGTAGCTCTCAAG